GGAACATATCCTATTAAATGCACTGATGGTAATGTTAGAAATTATTATTGGGATGGTACATATTTAGTTATATATAAAGAACAATTAGATGCAAATTCATATACATCTAATTGGAGTAATACAACAACACAATATATGTCTAATTTTGGAGATATGGGTACTGGTTATGCACATGGATATACACCTAATAGTACATATACATTAAATATTAATATATTAGTATCAGGATATAATAAAGCAGTATATTCAGTTAAACTACATTATGTAGATAGTTGGGATTATGAAAATGCTTATGTTTATATAAATAATTTTGATAATGCAGGTAGAAAATTAATATGGCAAGGTAATAAAAATGGATATCCTCCAGGTCAAATTCCAACAGTAATAAATTATGAAAATACTACTTCTACATGGAATCCTGCTAATTATTCATATTCACCTTTTAGTAATAATACAAGTACTAATGGATATAGTACTATAACTACTAAAGAATTTAATTTTACTAGTAATTCAATAAGTATTGAACATAATACAAATTTAAACGAAGGCATAAATAATGAAGCATTCTATATGTCTCATTCAGTATTATATTTAAAACCAGATGACACAAATAATTCAATAGGAGTTCCATTAAACTCTATTTATACTGATCCAGGTGTATCAGTTTCATATATTATTAATCCTTATTTGATAGCATATATTGTATCAATTAAAGATAATTCTAATAATGAATTATTATCATCACAATTAAATGCATTAAATAATAATATATTAAGTGTTATAAATACAACAATTTTAAATAAAACATATACTATTACATATAAAGTAACTGATGAATATGGAAGGAATGTATTAGGTATAAAAAATCTTACTATTGTATTAGCATATAATATATATGATTTACTTGGTAAAATACCTGGTACATATCCTATTATATGTACTGATGGTAATATTAGAAATTATTATTGGGATGGTACATATTTAGTAATATATAAAGAACAATTAGATGCTAATTCATATACATCAAATTGGAGTAATACAACAACACAATATATGTCTAATTTTGGAGATATGGGAACCGGTTATGCACATGGATATACACCTAATAGTACATATACATTAACTATTAATAATATATTAGTATCAGGATATACTAAAGCAGTATATTCAGTTAAATTACATTATATAGATAGTTGGGATTATGAAAGTAACTATATATATATAAATAATTTTGATAATAGAGGTAGATTTTTAGTTTGGCAATCATCCAAAGAATCAAATGAAATACCCGTAATAACAAATTATGAAAACACTTCTACAACATGGACTAAAGCTAATTATTCTTATGCACCTTGGGGTAATAATACAAATAATAATGGTTATAATACTATAATCACTAAAGAATTTAATTTTACAAGTTCTTCAATAAGCATTGAACATCAAACACAATTAAATCAATCTATAACTGATGAAGCATTTTATATATCACATTCAGTATTATATTTAAAACCAGAGAATCCAATATTAATATTAAATGGTAATAATAATATTTTTATATCATTAAATTCTACTTATACAGATTTAGGTATTACAATATTATATTCATTAAATTATACAGCTCAAATTATATCAATTAAAGATAATAATAATAATGAATTATTATCAACTCCATTAAATGCATTAACTACTAATGTATTAAATGTAGTTAATACAACAAGTAATACATTTTATACAATAACTTATAATGCAACTACTACAAATGGATATACAACACCCTCTATATATAGAACTGTTTATGTAGGTAATATGTTATCAACCAGTTATAATTTAAATTATGGTTGGTTAGGTAAAGAAATTTATAATTTCACTCCTTATATTAATAATACAGACTTTACAATAGAAGCATGGGTTTATTTAACATCATATGGAACTACGTTTGGTTCTTCTGGTAATGTAATGGGTATAATTGATTTTAGAGACCCATCATCATCAGGTTGGGATGCATTATCAGGAACTTCTGGATGGTTAGGAGTAAGACAAAATAATGATGGAGGAAATAATAAATGTGTATTTGGAATTGGTCAAAATGGTTTATATATATGGTGTAATACTGGAGTAGTATATTTTATAACTAATAATACAGTTAGTTTAAATACTTGGAATCATGTTGTATGGATGAGGAAAAATAACTATTTTTATGGTTTTATTAATGGATATAATAATCAAGGTATTTCAGTATATACTGCTGGTGGAACTGCATTCAATAATTTAACTAATTTACAAACTATTATAATAGGTAGAGATGCATCAGACACTCGTGTTTCTGGTAATTATAGATATCAAGGTTATGTAAGTCAAGTATTAATTAGAACTGGAGGACAATATAATACTAATGGATTTATACCTTATAATGATTTAACATCATTATCTCAATCAAATAGTATATTTTTCTTAAATGATAATTATGTAGATAAGATTAATAATTATACATTACCTATTAGATTTTCAGTTCCTACAACTAATAGATATTATAACTATACACAAGCTTATGATTGTACATTAGGATTCATTGGTTCTATAAATCCACCATCAAATAGTAATTGGAATACAATATTTAGTAATGATTTTACATTTGAAACATGGTTATATCCTACACAATATAATTCACAAGTAATTAGTCTTATATTAGATACTAAAACACCTGGTGGTTATATTCCACCATGGTTAAATATTTTTAATTTTGTCATGATGCAAAATGGAACAATCGGATTATTATGGTTTTATGCAGAAAATCAATGGACTACCTATAGTATATCTTCTGACCCTATTTTATTAAATCAATGGTCTCACGTGGTTTGGATGAGAAAGAATAATATTTTATATGTATTTATTAATGGTAATTATTACCCTGGTTTTAATTTAACAAGTAATGGAATAGTATTTAATAATTTAAAAGTTATTAGTTTTTGTCATGCTGTAGATAGAAGTACTAGTGATTATTTATATTCTTTCCAAGGTCAAATAAGTCAACCATTAATGACTAATTATGCAAAATATAATACTAGTGTATCATTTGTTCCTAATATTGACTTAACACCTACTAATTATGATTCATCTATATTATTTTTTGTTGGTAATAATTTATCTAATTATGGAACAACACAATCAGTTACATCTACATTATCAAGAACCGGATCTATTTATAATACAATGAGAAGCACTCTAGGAAAATGGATTACAACATATAATGGTTCTAATACATTATTATATAATAATTCATTAGACTGGAGTTCATTGGTAAGTGCATCTAGCTGGACATATGAAATGTATGTATATATACCAACAACAAGTAATAATGATCATCCTGTTTTTGCAAGTAGTTCAAATATTAATAATTATTTATATGGTAGGTCAGGAATTGTAGCGTTTGGATATAAGAATAGTCAACTTTGGATATATTATGGTAGTTCAAATGCTGTATATTATAGTAGTAATGGATTATTAGTTAATCAATGGAATCATATAGCTTATGTAATGATTAATTCAGTTATAACATTTTATATAAACGGAAAAAATTCAGGAACTACTCCATCATTATCTATGACTAATAATAATTGTTGGCAAATAAATGGACCACCAGAAGATATGAATAATACTAATAGACGTATAAATGGTCATTATGCACAAGTTGCATTAATGACATTTGCTAAATATACAAACGACTTTATACCTTATCCAGATTTAACACCATCGTCATATACTAATTATATAATATTTTTAGGACCTAATGCAAATAATTTAGTAACAAATACTAGTTTTTCAGTATATAATAATTATAATTATAAAACCACACCTATGATAATTCCAAATTGAGTATAAAAATTATTTATATTTAATTAAATAAAAAATACTAATATTTAAAATATGTAAATTATAATTATATTATAAAATAAATCATCCACCTGCTGCTATCACTATATTAGGTAGTGATGATACAAAAATACAAGTACAATTTCTTACTTTTTCTGTCATAAAAAATCCATAATCTTGTGGATACCTACTACCACATAATACACAATAATCTTTTGACGATACTGGTTTATATGAAAAAAATGTAGACATTTTATTATACATATTCATTTTAGAGTGTTTTATTGGATTGTTAATAAGTTGTATAATTTCTGTAATATGTTCGCATATCATAGATACAATAAAATATATTAAATAGTTAAATAAATAATTATAAATTCAATTTTTTATAAATAGAATTGTTTTTAACAAATTTATTAAAATTAAAATATTTATAGCTCTAAATTATATATATTTAATATAAAGTTGTAAACTATTACAAATATTATTAGTAGTTTTATTTAATATAAAAAAATATAAAAATCTATTTAATATTAATATGTTAACTACAGATCAGAGATTAACTCAAACTTATAAGAAAATGTTTGGATTAGATAATATAGATAATACATCAGGTAATACAACATTACAAGGTGATGTTTATGTAGCTAATAGATTTGATGTATTTGGTAATTCAGTAATTATGCAAGATGCATCTTGTAATTCATTTTTATATATAAATGGTAATAGTAATATATTTAATAGTGATACTACAGTTAATTCTAAAATTAATATTTCTGGATCTACTATATTAAATGGTAATGTTTCTATTGGTTCTGATTTATCTATTTCAGGAAATACTAATATTTATGGTTTAACTTCTGTTTCAAATAAAACAATGCTACATGGGGCTATAAGTATTGGTTCTTCTTTATTTGTTGCAGGTTCAGTAAGATTTGGTAATAATTTTAAAACAAATATGATAAGGTCAATTAATAATCAGGATGTTAATATACAAGGAGATATAATTAATTTTGGAACTACTAATACTAATATTTATATTAAGGGAACTACAGTTAATTTAATTACAAATGATTTAAAAGTCAGTGATAAATTAATTACATTAAATATAGATCCCTATACAGCTAGTGCTTTTGATGATGGTTCATTATCAGGTATAGAAATATTATCTAATAATGGTAATATTGGTTATATTAAAACATCTGAAGATGGAACAAGATATAAAATTAAAGCTCCACAAGATAACTTATCATGGTATATAGCAACAACAGATAATAATAATAATTTAGATGTATCCGGTTTAAGTATATTAAATAGTTATGTAACTATATGTTCTTTATTATATGTATCAGGGAACAGTATGTTCCAAGGAAGTACCACATTTAATTCTAGATTAAATGTTTCAGGAACTGCATTATTACAAGGTAATTCAACAATATTATCTAATTTAAATATATCAGGAGGAACTATATTACAAGGTTATACAACAGTTAGGTCAGTATTAACAGTTGGTGAAAATTTAATTATAAATGGATCAAGCACTATAAATTCAACATTATATATATCAGGAAATACTAATATCAATGGAGAATTAACAATATCATCTTTATTACATGTTAATGGTAATACATTAATTTTAGGTAATATAACAATAAATTCACAATTAAATGTATCTAATAATACAACAATTGAAGGTAATACAACAGTATTATCATCTATAAATATATCAGGCAATACTAATATTAATAGTAATACTAATATATATGGTTCAATTATAGTATCAGGTAATACAATATTAAATAACGATTCTACTATTAATTCTCAATTATCAGTTAATGGCACCGCTAATTTAAATAATAATATATCAGTCAGTTCTAATTTTAATATAGTAGGTAATATAATTTCTAATATACCAGAATATGAAAATAATTTATCAGCTAAAAATGGTGGAGTTTCTTTATGGGGACTATATAGAACAGGAGGTATTGTTAAAATAAGAATAGATGATGAAGCTCCAGTATTAACTTTATTAGGAGGAACATCCTTATCATTTGCATATAATTCTAGTTATATAGATCCTGGAGTATTAGCAGTTGATAATGTTGATAATAATATATTAGTATATTTAACTGGAATATATACTAATAACAGTAATTTATTATCTGATAATATATTAATAACAGGAACATCAACCTTAATAACACAAACAAGTTTATTATTAGAAGGTTTATATACAGCAAAATATCAAGCATCAGATTCTAATTATAATACATCATATATATATAGAAATTTAAATTTAATTAATCAATCCATATCAATTATAAATTATACATCCTCAAATTATAAATTAACATGGTTAAATTCTAATGGAACACCTCAATTTACAACAAATCCATATACTTTATTTTTATATAGATTTATGGCTTTTACTATACAACCATCTATATTAACTAGTATTAATTTTAATTTTGATTCATCATGGTGTTTTGTTATTAAAACACAACGTACATCAAATTTATTAGAAAATTATTTTAATATTAATTTTGATGGACCATTAATTAATTGGGGTCCTAATACTAATTATGGTCAAGAAGAAGGTCCAGTAAATATTATATTTAATAATTCTAATTATAATAGTTATGGAAAGTTATTTACTGGAACATATGCTAATTTTATAGATTTATGGGCAAATGGTGTATATATAGCAACAAGTTATAATTATGTAAATAAATTATTTAATATAAAAGTATATGATTATTCTGGAAATTTATCTATAAATCTAACAACAACAACCCCGTATTATTATACTAATAAAGTATCACCAGTATATTTTTATACTAATTATCAAACATGTTATTTTTATAATGGAATGTATTATAATTTAACAACTAATAATGTTCCATTTTCATCATTTGTTTCATATTTTTAATAAATATATTATTACTATAATGATTTATTACTATAATTTATTACTATAATGATTTATTACAATTAATTTAATAAAATTAATTTATTTAATTGGATACTTTATTATATTTTACAATTTAAAAATATATACTATAGAGTATTTTATTTATAAAAAATGCAATGTATTTATTTTGAGTATTAACATATATAAAAAAATTGAAATATATATTATATGTATATATTAATAAAATATTCTTTATATTCATTCTGGTCCATTACTATGAATTGCGCATGTGGAGGTGTTTATTGGCAAATTAAGTGGATCCATACTTATTCATGTGAACATACGCCAAAATGTCCACACTGTTCTTGTAGACAAGATATGTTTCCATGGAAACCACGACATAATGAAACATGTGAAATATTACAACATCCAAATCCTCTTGAAATATCGTTAGCTTTATCAAGATTACCTAAATCAATCCATAATATAATTTATAATTTTCTTCCAAATACATATGATTATAAAACAATACTAAGGGATTCTAAATATTTTCCATGTAATATAGGTTCAAAATTATATTATATTACAGAATCAATGTATGAATCTGAAGGATATTTTAAAGATCCTTTTAAACCAGGATACATATTCAGAAATGAATATGCTGCTTTAATAGATGCATTACCTAAAACTATTCCTAATGAATCAATTAAACAAATAAAGCTCAGGCAAAAAAAGTCAGTACCAAAATTATCACGTTTAGAAAGAAAACCATTACTACCAAAAATGAGGTTTTATAAATAATTATATTTATTTTTTTTAAATTTATCTAGTTATTACTATCTTAAATATTATCTAAAAAAATAATAATTAATGATAAAGAAAATTTAAAAAACATTTTTTTTATAGAAATTGAATCTAATAAAAGTTATTTGAATTATAAAAAAAAATTAAATAATATTTATATAAAATTATAAATATATTATTATATATAATGAAAGTATTTTTTGTTAGACATGGGCAAACTCTCACAAATATAGAAAAATGATATTATAAAGATATTAAAGAGCCATTAACAGATAAAGGTATACTACAGGCAAAAAAAGCAGGAGAATATTTAAAACAATTTGGTGAGTTTGATTTGGTAATATCTTCACCTGCAACTAGAAGTATTATGACAGCAGAAAATATAATGAAAGAAATAAATTATAATAAAAAAATTAAAATTGATAATTTAATATTAGAAGAACTTTTTACTAATAATGTAGGATTAAGTGGTGATGAAATTGAAATTATTAATAAAAACAATATTGAATTACAAAAAATACTGAAAGATTATTCTAAGATAACTGATCCATTTGAAAGACTAGAAAATAATAATAAAATTCAAGATATAAAAATAAAATTAACTAAAGGTGGAGAAAGTTATACTAAACAAATTAATAAACATAAAACATTTTTAAGTAAATTAAAAAAATTAAATAAAAAATGTGTTTTAGTAGTTGGTCAATTAAAATAAAAAATTATTTTTTTATTTTAATTCATATTAATAAAAAATCTTTAGATTTTTTATTAAGGTCATGGGGGTACAATTAAATATATGACTAGAATAATAACTAATACATATGATGATTTAATAAATCCAATAGAATATTATAGATAGAAAAACAAGAGAAAAATGTGTTCCTTCTAAAGCTGATTTAAATAATACATCAATAATTGGATGTTTAATTAAAAATAATAAAGCTACATTAGTGATACCACCTAATACTAAGCATTTAGGTATTGAGTTATCATAAAAACTAAAAAAAAATATATTATAAAATATATAAAATTATATATATTATTATATATTAATGAAAGTATTTTTTGTTAGACATGGACAAACTCAAGCAAATGTAGAAAATAGACCATATAAAGATATTAAAGAGCCATTAACAGAGAAAGGTATATTACAGGCAAAAAAAGCTGGAGAATATTTAAAACGATTTGGAAAGTTTGATTTAGTAATATCATCACCCGCTACAAGAAGTATTATGACAGCGGAAAATATAATGAAAGAAATTGATTATAATAAAAAAATTAAAGTTGATGATTTAATTTTAGAAGATATAACTCCTAATTATGCAGGATTAAGTCATGATGAAATTAACATTATTGAAAAGAATAATATTGAATTACAAAAAATACTAACATATTATTATAAGATAACTGATCCATTTGAAAGACAAGAATATTATAAAAAAAATATAGATACTGTAATTAAATTAAGTATGGGAGGAGAAAGCGAAACTAAACAATTTAATAAACATAAAAAATTTTTAAGTAAATTAAAAAAATTAAATAAAAAATGTATTTTAGTTGTAGGTCATGGAGGGACAATTAATTATATGACTAGAATAATAACTAATACATATGTTGATATGGTAAATCCAATAGATATTATAGATAGAAATACAAGAAATAATTGTATTAGTTATAAAAATGATGTAAATAATACATCAATTATGGGTTGTTTAATTAAAAATAATAAAACTACATTAGTTATAGCACCACATACTAAGCATTTAGATTCTTTATTATAAAATAAAAATTGAATATTATATATTATAATATTATTTGTTAATAATATTATAATATGTCTGATATTACTATTAAAAATAATATTAATGGAAATATACTTTTCACAATAGATAAGTCTATTTCTATTAAAGAACAATTCTTATCAAAATTAGATTTTAATTTTATTCCTTATCTTCAAAAGTTAGTTTTTATATTAGATAATGATATAACATTATATTCAATTCATGATTTATCTACATTAGAAACTGATGTAGTTTATATGATTGTTATACCATTATCTGAATTAGAAAAAAATTTATATATTGATTTTATTTCAAAAGAATTAAAAAAATATAATCCATTATTACCCATAATATTAAAATTTGAAGATAAAAGTTTAAATACAGATGTATTTGATTTTCTTGATACATATGTTAAAGATACATTTAAACATTATGGTAATCGTAATACTAATCATGTAAGATATATATTAGATGGAACTAATATAGAACTAAATAAATATCAATGTAAAGAAGAAGCTTGTAGATTTAAAATGTGTAATAAACTTGAAACGCCTGTGATATTTCATGTTAAATTTTATAATGGTCCTGACCCAGATAGGCAATTATATTATACACATGAAATAAATTGGAAAAATTATATGCTTCAACTTTTAGAATTAAATAATTATGTTCTATATAGTATTACATGTTATGGTCCAACATTAGGCTTAAGCCTAATGTTAAGAAATGCTAGCATTTGTCCAACACCATATAATAAAATATTATGGGCTGATAATCAAAAATGTTGGGTTCCTAAAAATATGGTGCCAAAGTTTTTTATCCAAGATGAAAATATATATTTAGGACATTTAGAAAAGGAAGTAGTACAAAATGAAATATTATCTGATATAGAAATTAGTAATATTACAAAATTTTTCTTCATATAATTATTTTATAATAAAATTTATTTATATCATAATCTATATTGGATATAAATAAACATTTATATTTAATATGTTTGGAAAAAATAGGCTTAATCTATAAAATCATTAAATTTGTAATAACAAAATAATATTTTATTTTTATATTTATTAAATATATTATTAAATTGTATATTATATTTTATACTATCGTTATAAAAACTATTAATTTTATGTTATTTAATATTACAGTTTATATTAAAGTATATAATCCATCTATATATTTATAAATATCTTTGTATACATTTTTAATTTAAAAATTACACATGATATTTATAAATATATCATTATCATTTAGTAAAATTCCTGTATATTATAATAATACTTGTAAAAAAATTGAATAATATTAATATAAAATAATATATATATAATAATATATAATGAAAGTATTTTTTGTTAGACACGGACAAACTCAACCAAATGTAGAAAAACTCTATTATAAAGATATTAAAGAGCCATTAACAGAAAAAGGTATATTACAAGCAAAAAAAGCAGGAGAATATTTAAAACAATTTGGTGAATTTGATTTGGTAATATCATCACCCGCTACAAGAAGTATTATGACAGCAGAAAATATAATGATAAAAAAATAAAAATATTATTTTTATTTTTTTATTATTTTTAACAATGAAAGAAATTGATTATAATAAAAAAATTAAAATTGATAATTTAATATTAGAAGAACTTTTTACTAATTATGCAGGATTAAGTAGAAATGAAATTAATGAAATTAAAGCAATTGAAAATAATAATATTGAATTAATTAAATTAAGAAAAAAATATTCTGTTATAACTGACCCATTTGAAAGACTTGAATATTTTAAACAAAATGGAGATAATATATTAAAATTAACTTCTGGAGAAGAAAGTATGTCTAAACAATTTAAAAAACATAAAAAATTTTTAAATAAATTAAAAAAATTAAATAAAAAATGTGTTTTAGTTGTAGGACATGGGGGAACAATTAATTATATGACTAGAATAATAACTAATACATATTTTGATTTGGTAAATCCAATAGATATTATAGATAGAAAAACAAGAGAAAAATGTGTTCCTTCTAGTTTTGATGTAAATAATACATCAATAATGGGATGTTTAATTAAAAATAATAAAACTACATTAGTAATACCACATTAGTAATACCACCTAATACAAAGCATTTAGGTATTGAGTTATCATAATAATAAAATAATTAAAAAAATATATTATATATTAATGAAAGTATTTTTTGTTAGACATGAACAAACTCAAGCAAATGTAGAACAACATCAATATAGAGATATTAAAAAGCCATTAACATAAAAATGTATATTACAAGCAAAAAAAGCAGGATAATATTTAAAACAATTTGGTTATGTAGGTATTATGATAAAAAATAAAAATATTATTTTATTTAAAATAAGAGGTGCTCTAAATAATACATCAATAATATAATATTTAATTAAAAATAATAAACTACAATAGTGATACATGCTAACACTGCACAAATAGGTATTGAATTGAGTTATCATAACAAAATTGAAAAATACATCAATAATGATATATTTAATAAAACATAATTACAATTATTTTAGTTTTTTTTTAATTTTTTTGATAACAATTTATTAAAATTATATATTTCCAATAAATCATTTTTTATTATTAGATTTATAGAATTTGAATTCATAAAAAATTTATGAATCCCTTTATATTTATGTAATTTAAGATTAATAATCCATAATTTTATATTTTCTTTTTTATTAGGATATTTATTATATAGTTTCATAATATATTTAATAAAATATTTTAACACAATAAATATATTAGTTATTTTATTTCCAATATTATTTGATAAAATATAAATTAATTTATTTAGATATTCTTTATTATATTGTTCAAATTTACCATAATGTTTTCTTTCATTTTCTTGAATTTCTTTAGTATTCATTAATATAATATCATTGCTAATATCATCATTAGGACTAATTTTTTTTATTATTTTATTATATAATTTTTTATATATATTATCATTTATTATATCATTATCTAAAATATTAGTTATATAATATTTTAATTTATCATATGAATATATAACACCTATATTATGTTCATTTTTTATTATATAAGGCATGATTTCTATATTTAAAAATAATTCATCAACACCATAACTAAACATATTATTATCAATATTTCTAATTTGTCTTGAGTTACTTAAAGTATAGTTATATTTATTAAGATATTCATTAGTAATATTAATTTTATTATTTATAATATTATAAATTTCTTTATCATTATTTTTTAATTTATTTAAAAAATTAAAAAAAATAGATTCAATTTTATAATATTTTTTTTTAGTATAAAAATTAAAAAGTATTAACATATTTGTGTTTGGTATAGAATATAAATTATTATATCTATATTCACGTCCAATAATATAATTAAAACATAAGTTATATTTAGATTTAATAAATTTATTTATTATATATACAATTAAATTACATCTATTTATATCATAATCTATATCGGATATAAATAAACATTTATATTTAATATTTTTAAGAAAAATAGGCATTAATCTAACAAATGTTCCAAAAATTCCTTTATGATAACCATCTTTATCTATAAAATCATTAAATTTGTAATAACAAAATAATATTTTATTTTTATATTTATTAAATATATTATTAAATTGTATATCATATTTTATACTATCATCATAAAATACTATTAATTTTATATTATTTAATAATACAGTTTCTAGTAAAATATATAATCCATCTATATATTTAGAAATATCTTTGTATATATTTTTTAATTTAAAAATTGAACATGATATTAATATATCATCATCATTTGGTAAAATACCTGTATATTTTAATATATATTTCATTATAATAATTTTATATAAAAAAATTGAATAATATTTATATAAACTTATATTAATATTATTATTAATGTCATTTCCTGATTATTTTAAATTTAATTATGAATTGGATACATTTCAAAATTTAGGTTGTTGTGCTATACATAAAAATGAAAATATATTAATAACAGCCCATACAGGTTCAGGGAAAACAGCATTAGCATTATATGCTATTGCAAAAACATTAAGTTTAGGTAAAAAAGTAATATACACATCACCAATTAAAACATTATCAAATCAAAAATATCATGAATTTAAAGAACATTTTGATTCTGTTGGTATTATGACAGGTGATATTAAAATTAATCCATTAGCAAATTTATTAATAATGACTGCAGAGATATTAAGAAATGCATTATTATTAAAACATGATAATATATATGAATGGAATTTTAATCCTAATGATATTACTTGTGTTATATTAGATGAAGTTCATTATATTAATAATCCAGAGAGAGGACATGTATGGGAAGATATTATAGTTAATTTGAATTCTAATGTTCAATTAGTAATGTTAAGTGCTACTATAAGTAAAGCCTCAGATTTTTCACAATGGGTAGAAGATATAAAAAAAGTTAAATGTAATTTAATAACAACACAAAAAAGACCAGTTCCATTAAAACACGGAATATGGTGGGATGGAGAAATTAGTTATTTTTTAAAAAATGATAATGAATGGACTAATTGTATATGGAATGATATATCAATAAAGATAAATAAACATTATAAAGTAAATAGTTTTTCATTAAATGAATATTTTAATTGTATTAAATATTTAGAAACTAATAATATGATTCCGTGTATTACATTTTTATTAAATAGAGCATTAGTTGAAAAATATGCTAAAAAGATACCATATACTTTTACTAATGCAAAAGAACAATGTGATATAAATAATATATGGAATAATAAATTAAGAAAATATAAAGATATATATGAAAAAACAATTGAATGGAATGAATTATTATCATTAGCTACTAAAGGGATAGGTATACATCATTCTGGTATGATTCCAATTTTAAAGGAAATTGTTGAAATATTATATTCATTAGGTTTAATAAAAGTTTTATTAGCAACAGAAACATTTGCAATGGGAGTTAATATGCCAACAAAAACAGTTTTATTTTTTAATATAACAAAATATGATGGTAATAATAGAACATTAAGACCTGAAGAATATGGACAAATGGCAGGAAGAGCAGGAAGAAGAGGATTAGATACTATAGGACATGTTATAATATTACCATTTAATAATTTCCCATTAGAAACTGAAGCTAAAAAAATGATATTATCCCCACCACAAGTTATAACATCTAAATTTTCATTAGATTCTGTATATATATTAAAAAATATAGCATTACATGATGATATTAATAAATTAGTAGATACATATATGGAGACTTTATTTCATTATCAATTTAATAATTCTAATTCATTAATAATAGATGAATATAATAAATTAAAAGAAAAAATTAATAATATTACTCAAAATGATAATTTTAATGAAGATATAATAAATCAAATATATACAATTGAAAATAAATTAAAACCTGATAAATTTATAAAATTAGATAAGAAATTAGAAAAAAGATTAATAACATCAAAAAATGATTTATTAAAACAAGTTAATATGAATATATCTCAAATTAATGAATATTATGATTATATTAATAAATTAAATAAGATATCATCTGAATTATCTTATAATAAGATTGAATCACAAATTAAATTAACATTATCATATCTTGAAGATTTAAATTATATTAATAATAATAAATTAACTGTATTTGGAAAAATTATATCTGAAATTAATGAATGTAATCCTTATATATTACATTATTTATATTTAGAGTTTGATAAATTACCATTTAATGAAATTGTAGCATTATGTTCAATATTAATCACACAAGATAAATCTGAAATATATATATCAGATTTAGAATGTAGTGATGAATGCCGTAATATTTTAAATAATTTGAGCCAATATATAAATAAAATGCTCAATAAAGAAAATGAATTAAATAATCAATTACCATATCCAATGTGGTTAAATTGGAATATTAATTATAGTATGTTTAATATAATTAATAAATGGGCGTTAAATAAATTTGATTATGATACAAATATTGGAGAATTTATTAAATTAGTATTAAGAATAGTTAATATAATTAGAAATATAGATAATATTGCACATGTTTTAAATAATGTATCTTTAATTAATAAACTAACAGAATATGACTTAAAATTAATTAGAGGGGTTGTTTCTACCGATTCTTTATATTTATAATAATTTACGATTATTAGTATAAAAATTATTTAAAATATTTTTATTTTCAATAATATTATCATTATTAGGGATGCTATTAAAGTTATCAATTATTTTATAATTAATTAAAAATAAAATTATAATTATAATAAAAAAATTTATCATATTATATAATGGTAGAAGATGTGTATCAAACTAAATATTTAAAATATAAACAAAAATATTTAGATTTAAAAAAATTAGAAAAACAATTAATGAAAGGTGGTAATAATCATAAAAATGAATTAGTTTTATATAAAGCTGATTGGTGTGGACATTGTAATAGATTTAAACCTGCATGGGAACAATTAAAAAAACAAGATATTAATGTATCATTTGTTGAATATGATGCAGATAAAGATCGTAAAGTTATAGAAAAACATAATATAAACGGTTATCCTACTATACACTATAAAATTAAAGGAGGAACTTATGAATATAATGGAGAAAGAACTGTAGAAGGTTTAATTAATTTTATGAAATCTTATAATTAATTCCCATAACATTCTATATAATTATTTTTATTAAAGTCTATTTTAGTAATTATATCACCAATATTATCAGATAATATTTCTGATAAAGTATCAACCGTTTTAATATTAGTTTCTAATGATTTATAACTAGTTTCTATATTATTAACTGATAATTTAGCAAGATTAGATAATTTAACAGATGATTGTTTAATTTCTTTTTTTTTAATATGTTTATTGGGAAACTGTGTTTCCAAATCAAGAACTGATGATGTATTTGACATCATCAGTTGTTCTAGTTTTTTTATCATATTTTCTTTTAATTTAGTTTGTTTATTACTATCAGATTTAGTATATAATTTAATTAAATTTTTAATATTATTATTATTATTTATAACATTGATAACATCATTATAATTAATATCCATTAATTATGTATATAAAATAATTATTTATTTTGTAATATTAATTGTGTATATAATATATATGGTAAATATATATTATATATTTGTTCGTCAATATTATTATTATTAATTACATTATGAGTAATATAATAATTACTATTACTATTATAATCTAATAACATTGCATTTAATTCATTTATCTTAAAACTTGTATTATTTAGTAATTCTATATTATTTTTATTAGATTTTATCAATGATTTAATATTATCAAGTTTTTCAATAATTACATCAATTATACTATCAGTCATTAGTATTTAATAAACCTAAATCTTTAAGTAATACTTTCATATTATTATTTTCAATTTTCTTATTAACATATGGTTTTTTTAAATCTTCAAAATTATTAATAATAATATTAGAATTATTAATTATTTTATTTGAGTTAGTATAATTAATATTATTATCTTGAGTTTTTCTTAAATTTATTATATTATTTAATGATAAATCTGATTTATAGAAAGTATTATCTAATAATAAATCTTTATAATTATTTACTTTAGTAGGTATAACATTTGTAATTGGATTATATATATCTCTAGTATTGATATATTTAAGATTTCTAGAGTTTTTTAATGTATTAAATTTATTTTCTAAATCAGGATTAAATTTTTTAACAAATATATTATTATTCATATATTAATTATAAAGATATAAATTTTAAAATTATTATAAATGAATTTATATAATATATTAGAAATAAAAAATAATGCGTCCGAATCTGAAATAAAAAAAGCATATATAAAACTTGCTAAAAAATATCATCCAGATAAAAATAATAATATTGATGCAAAAGAAAAATTTCAACAAATACAAATGGCTTATGAAATTTTAAGTAATAATCAAACTAGATATGAATATAATAATTTAAATGATGATAAAAAATTAGATTTTATAGATGTTATAATAAAAATAGTTAGTAATGATATTACATTTGAAGATATTGATAAATATTGTAGTTTAGTAGATAGTGATTTTATTAAATTAAATTTTATAACATTATTAAAAAAAATGAATATATATGATATATTTAAACTATTTAATTTTGGTATTATAAATAAATCATATTATAATGTTGAATTGTCAGAAATAGAATCTGAATCTGAATTATTACCAGAATATTATAATATTTTACCAATTTATCTTAAAAGAATTAATAATAATGACATTAATATTGATATTAGCATTACAATTAATGAATTAAATAATAATTATAAAAAAAAAGTTAAAATAAAAAGAAATGTTAATAATAATCTAGAAAATTCAACATTTATATTTAATATATCACATCAATATATTATATTTATAAATGGTGGTGATAATAATGAAAATCTTATTATTAAATTAATATTACCTAATAATTATTATTGGTATGATGATTGTATCATTTATGAAATACCAATTTCATTATATCAAATGATTTATGGATTAAATATATCATTATTAGATTTTGATTTTAAACAAGATAATTGGATACCTTATCGCGATGGTTTTATAATTAATACTAATTATACTATTAATAATTATAAATTGATAATTAAATTAAGTTTAAATTATATAGATAATATTGAAAATAAAACTATTCTTGAAAATAACTTCTCTAATATTTATTAATGTTCTGTGATTTTACATTAAAATATCTACAACATTTTATTAATAGTTATAATATTAGTAATGATAGCAAATTATTATTATTTATAAATAAAGAAAAACATAATATTAAAAAATTTATATTATCTAATAATTTTGATATAACAATTAATAAAATTGATAATATTGATAATATATTTATAAAATATTCTGATTCAAAATTTGTAGATTTAAAAATTAAAGATGAAATTAAAAAATTAAATAATACTTATTTAATTAAATGGAATAATAATAAAATATATATTAAAATGAATAAATCATTAATTTTAAATAGAATAAAATTAATAATATATTTTATTGAATACTTAAATATTAATAAAAAAACAATTACAATGTATTTAATATTATCTTCACTAACTAAAAAATTACCTCAAGATGAAATTATTGGAGTGTCTCATGTAAATTCAGGTTATACAGATTTTTTAGAAAATATTATTTATATATGGAGATTAGAAGAATGTGAAAAGGTATTATTTCATGAAATAATGCATTATTTAGATATTGATAGGAAATATGAAGATATAAATATTAAATTAAATTTAATCGATTATCATAATTATCATGAAGTTATAACTGATTATTATGGTATATTATATCATATAATATATTTATCATTAATAACTAAAAAAAAACTTAAAATATTATTAAAAATTGAATTAAGTTTTATAAAAAATCAATGTATGTTAATAAATAATTATTTCGGTTTAGAAAATTGGAAAGGTAATGTAAATAAACAAATTATCCAAAAATCTTCGGTATTTTCTTATTATATATTAAAATATATGTTATTTAATTATCTTATTCAACATAATATTATATTAAATAAAAATACTAATTTAACTATATTATTTAATAAAATTATTAATTATGGATTAAAAAAAGATAATTTTATTAATTGCAATTCAACAAGGATGACATTATTACAATTAAAGTAAATTATTATTATTTAAATTTTAACATATTATAAATTATATAAAATCTTCAAATTAAAGCCCCCTATTGTTGTCCCATTAGATAAGAACCCTGTTGTGGTATTAGTCATTATTCCATTTATGAAGGTATCATTTGTTGTCCCATTTGTGAGGGTATCATTTGTTGTCCCATTAGAGAGGGACCTATTAGAGAGGGTCCCATTTGTGAGGGACCCATTTGTAAGGGTCCTATTTGCGATGGTCTCATTGGAGAAGGTCTCATTTGTGATGGTATCATTTGTTGTCCCATTAGAGGTATCAGTTGTGAAGGTATCATTTGTGAAAGTCCCATTTGAGATATTCCCATTTGATAAGGTCTTGTATTATAATTAATATTTGATTTAGTAGGTATTTGAGTTAATTTTTCTTGATATTGTTGCTGTGAATCAGCCAGTTCTGATAATTTTGTGAATAATTCTTTTAATTCTTGATATAATTCTTGTATATTTTTAATTAGTTCAGGTTGTTCTAATTGTTGTTGTATTTCTTGCTTTTTATTTTCTAAATCTTGTTTCAAACCATTCACAAATTTATTAAATTCTATTTCTTTTTGTTGTTTAAGTTCTGTTAATTGTGTTTTGAAAAATTCCATATAATCCGTATAATTATTTTTAGGATTGGATTCATTATTATGATTTAATCCACCATATAATATATTATTTCTAAGAATATTATATTTTATTTTGTATTTTATATATTTATCTTTATACATTATATATAAAATTAGAAATTTTCAGTTAATATAAAACTGCTTTCTTTTGTTTTATTTAAAATAGATGCTTTTTGATATTGAGTAGGTCTATGTTCAAAAAAATTAGTTTTTCCTTCAATTGATATACTTTCCATAAAGTCAAATGGATTAGTAGTATTATATAATTTATTATAACCTAAATCTACTAATAATCTATCTGCTACATATTTAATATATTGTATCATTAAATCTTTATTCATTCCTAATAAAGAACAAGGTAAACTATTACATATAAAATTTATTTCAATATTAACAGCATCTTCAAACATTAAAAATATTTCTTCTTCAGTTAATTTATCATTAATCATAGTATATAATAATATTGCCATTTGTGTATGCATACCTTCATCTCTTGCTATTAATTCATTAGATGAACATAACCCAGGCATAATATTTCTTTTTTTCAACCAAAAAATAGCACAAAAACTACCAGAAAAAAATATTCCTTCAACAATAGAAAAAGCAACAAGTCTTTTTTTAAAACTATCTTCAGATTCTATCCATCTAACAGCCCAATTAATTTTTTCAGATATACAAGGAAATTCTTTTATTGCATTAAATAATTTATGTTTTTCATCAGTATCTCTTATAATATTATCAATTTGTAATGAATATGTTTCACTATGAATATTTTCTATCATCATTTGCCATGTATATACTACAATGGCTTCTCTAATTTTAATATCATTTAAAAATCTTTCTCCTAAATTAATATTAACAATAGTATCAGAAGATGAAAAAAATCCAAGAATCATTTTAATAAAATATTGTTCATTTTCATTTAATTTCATAAAATCATCATAATCTTTAGAAAAATCTATTTCTTCTGCAGTCCAAAATGCAGCTTGTTGTTTCTTATATGCATTCCATATTATATTATTTTGAATAGGATATATAGTTAATCTATTATATTCTGGATTTAATAAATATTCAGAACTATCACTATTATTAGGTTTATAAATAGAATTTTTTAATTTATCATCTAAATGTGTCATATATATATTTATAATATAATTTTTATATATATATATTTATATATATATTTATAATAATGCCCTTGGAAATTGAGGAAAGATTCCAAAATTTTGATTTTGAAGAAATTAAAAGAATTTTTAAAGCTAATAATATACTTAAGATGGGTGGTTCTTTATTAAAAAATTCTAATTATTATGGAACTAACCCAAACCAATTTATTAGAGTTAGAGATGAAGGTAATAAAATAACATTTACAATTAAACAAAGAAATAATAATGGTTATGATACAGAATATGAAGTTGTAGTAGATAATTATGATGTTATAAATACAATGTTATTACAATTACAACTTAAGAAAAAAAATGATATGCATAAATATCGTGAAATTTATATGACTCCAGATAAAAGAAATGAAATAATATTTGATTATAATCCAGGTTTACCTCCATATATGGAAATTGAATCAATGTCAGAAACAGATTTACATAATACTATGAAATTATTAGGTTTATCAAAAGAACCTATGTTTGTACAAAAAGATTTATATTATAAATATTATGGTATAAAAAAAAATAGAGAAATGGTATCTTTGACTTTTGAAAATGCTTATGATATATTAGGAAATTTAATTACAAAAAATAAAGAACAGTTTGATGATATATTAAACAAACAAATTAAATTATTTATAAAATAATTTAATTTGATGAAGTTGTTAAACAAACAAATTAAATTATTTATAAAATAAAGAACAATTTGATGATATATTAAATAAACAAATTAAATTATTTATAAAATAATTTAATTTGATGAAGTTGTTAAACAAACAAATTAAATTATTTATAAAATAATTTAATTTGATGAAGTTGTTAAACAAACAAATTAAATTATTTATAAAATAATTTAATTTGATGAAGTTGTTAAACAAACAAATTAAATTATTTATAAAAT